GTAATACCAGAAGCTGTAAAAGAAGAAGCAATGGCTCCTGACCCGCATGACGAAACAAGAGATTTCGAAGGTGATGTAAAACTATTAAAGCATGAAGTAATAAACGCAAGATTAATAAAAGCAGTACAAGAATTAAGTGCTAAATTAGAAGCTGCAGAAGCAAGAATAACAACATTAGAAGGATAAAACTTATAATAGAGGTATAAATAGATAAATGGCGTATTCAAAAAATAGAAGATTAGCAGGAATTATAGCAGACGTTTCAGGTAATTTATCTGTTGAAGGCTTAGTAGTACCTACACAAAGCTCTTCAGATAACGATACATCAGCGGCCAGTACAGCTTATGTGACAACTGCAGTTGCTAATTTGGAAACTGGTTTAATTGATTCCGCTCCAGGAACATTAAATACTTTGAATGAGATTGCAGCAGCTTTAAATGACGACGCCAATTTTAATACCACAGTCACAAACTCAATAGCAGCAAAATTACCACTTGCAGGTGGTACTATGACAGGTTCATTGGCAATAACTGCTCACGACGCAAAAATTACAATTACAGATAATACTAGTTCTACTAGAGCTTGGTCTATTGGTGTAGGTGGTTCAACTGATAACGCATTTGAAATTAAAGATGTGACTGGTAGTAATACACTATTAAAAAGTACACCTGGTGCAAAAACAGTTATAAGACCAGATGGTAATGAACTTCATTTAGATAGTTCTAATGGTAATTGGTTCAAGGCCTTTGAATCTGGTAGTGACTTATATATCCAAAATAAAATACAAGATGGAGATATATTTATTGGTGGTATGGACGGTTCTTCAGCCATTACAGCTCTTAGCTTTGATATGGGAAATGGAGGTGGAGCTACTTTTGCAAATGATGTTTATCTTGCCGATTCTAGGAAAATAGCTTTTGGCGGAGCTGATGATTTCTCCATTTATCATGATGGGAACGTCACAAATATCCTCAGAGCATCAAGCACTAATCATGATATTGAATTTCTTGTAAATGACGATGGCACTGCCAATGTTTCAGCATTAAAATTAGATGCTTCAAATGCAGGAGCAGCAACCTTTAATGGTAGTATCATAATAGCAAAAAACAGTAGAGTTTTAGAAATAGCAGATGCAGCAATTCAATGGTATTCTGCTGAAACTTCAGATTATAAATCAGCTTTATTTAGAGCAGATGATTATAGTTTTAAAAATGCAGGAAACACTGTAGTATCAACTATTGGGTCTACAGGCAGTGCAAGCTTTTCAGATTATGTAGCTATTAACAATAGTTCACCTGAGCTTTATTTTGGCACCACAGGAAATCATTATAACTGGAGAGTAGCAGCACAAGAAAATATAGATGCTGGTTTTACAATTGATGTAGGTTCTCAAGATACTAACTACGGAAATGATAGTTATAGTACTTTATTTACTGTTAAAAATACAGGAAAAGTAGGTATAGGAGAAACAGACCCTAAAGGATGGCTTCACATTAAAGAAGGCGATAGTGGTTTATCAGGTTCAGTTAATTCAAATTTTGACCAATTAGTACTAGAAGATGATTCGCATTGTGGAATGACTATCCTTTCAAGTACTGGTGGTGATGGTGGTATATACTTTGGAGATTCAGGCGGAAATAATAGAGGACAATTTAAATATCAACATGGTTCTGACCAGTTTGGATTCATAACTGCAGATGGAAATTATAATTTAAAAATTAGTGCCAGTGCAGTTACGATTGGTAGTGATGCCGCTACTACTGCTATATCCGGAGAAGTTTTAAGATTAAATAGTTGTGGAGATAATACTCCTTTAATTTCAATGACTCAAGGAAATGCAAGATTAGCATATATTAGTAATTATTATAGTAATGCTGCAGGTTCGAACATGGGATTTGCACCACCAAACGGGGCAACTAACAGAACTTCTAATGTACAATTAAAAATACATGGTGATGGCCACATTAAAAGTAGATGTGACAATGGAAATTATTATGAATGGTTCACACCAGTAGCTAGTAATGCGATGTTCGCATTTGGTGGAGTAAGTCCAACAGCTACGAATGGTACAGGTAATATTCACTCTATGCATATGGTTCAATCTGGTAAGATTACTTGGGGAGATTGGACAGATGCTAATGCTTTAGGAATGTGTGAAGGTAGTTGGAACCAAGAAGGAACTGATAGAGACTATCTTTCTATACACTTTAGAAACAGTATGAATTGGTATGGAAACTCTAATGGTCAAACATTAAGTATGGCAACCGGTGGCGGTATGTCAATTAAAGGTTCTTTAACTCAAAACCAATTCTCAGATATGAGATTAAAAAGAGATATCGTTCCATTAGAAAGTGTATTAGATAAAGTAAATAGTTTAGATGTATTTAACTTTAATTATATGGACCCAGATACTGGTGAAATAGATACAGAAAGAAATAGAGATGCTGGACAAATAGGATTAAGCGCTCAACAAACAGAAGAATTATTCCCTCAAGTAGTAGAAGATAGAGAAAGAATAGAAGGAGATAATACTGTTGATAACCGTAATTGGAAATATTTAGAGTACGAAAAAATGACACCTATCTTAGTAAAAGCATTACAAGAACAACAAACAATAATAGAAGATTTAAAATCTAGATTAGACGAGGCAGGACTATAATATGGCATTAACAAAAATACCATCAACTTTATTAGAAACTTCAGGTCATCTGGTATTCGGTGATAATGAATGGATTAAAATGGGAGCTAGTAATGATTTATTAATTACCCACGACGGAAGTAGTTCATATATTATCGATAATGGAAGTGGCGGTCTTACTATAGCTGGTTCTGGTGTATATATTAAAAATGCTGCTTATAATGAGCAAATGATATCAGCTGTAGAAAATGGTGCAGTTGAACTTTATCATGATAATAGTAAAAAATTAGAAACAACCTCAACTGGTGTAAAGGTTCTAGGTAATATTACTAATGCTTCTGGCGATTTAACCTTAGATGTAGGAGGAGATATAAATCTTGATGCAGGTGGAGCAAACATTAATTTCAATGATGATGGTACATCAATTGGTCACATTGAAATGGCAGGACAAAACTTAGAGATTAAATCTAAGGTTGCTGATAAAGATATAATATTCAAAGGTAATGATAACGGAACAGCTGTCACAGCTCTTACTCTTGATATGTCAGCGGCTGGAGCTGCAACATTTAATAGTGATGTGGTTGTAGGTGGTAATTTAACAGTTAGTGGAACAAGTACTACTTTAAATACCGCAACACTTGATGTTGAAGATAAAAATATAACAGTTAATAAAGGCTCAGGCGATACATCAGGTTCTGCTGATGGAGCTGGTCTTACAATACAAGATGCTGTTGATGCTTCAAATGATGCTACAATGCTTTGGAATGCATCTGCAGATAAATTTGTATTTTCACATCCGATTAATTCAGCAAGTTATATAGAAGCTACAGGTAATATATCTACAGGAGCTAATGCTGGAAGATTAAGAGCAGGTGGTTCTAATGAAATGCAGCTTTATTTTGATGGTTCACATGGCCATCTCAGTAGCAGCACAGGTAATTTTACAGTAGATGCAGCAGGAGATATAACCTTAGATGCAGGTGGTGGAGATATATTATTTAAAGACGATGGAACTTTAGTTGGAACTATCGGTGGATTTGCATCTAACAATATGATAATTAAATCAGAATACTCAGATGGTGATGTAATCATTCAAGGTAATGATGGCGGTTCTGGTATCACTGCCCTTACTCTTGATATGTCAGATGCTGGGACAGCTAACTTTAATAATCATATTGTAATACCAAATGACAGTGGTAGATTAAAAATAGGTGCGGGAGGAGATATACTCTTATTCCATTCTGGTGGTGTCAACTATCTCAAAATGGCAACTGCCGACCAATCATTTAAAATACAAGGTGTTGATGGTAGTAGCACAATAGACGCTTTCACTCTAGATATGGCAAATGCTGGAAGAGCTCAATTTAATGGTGATGTTGGTATAAACATGAGTCCTAATGGTTATGGTAAACTGTCAGTAAATAGTACTGGCGTTATTTTAGCTTTAAGAGCTTCAAGTGGAGCAGGTCAGCTTGGATTTTATGAAGGTGGTGCAGGTAGATTTTATCTAAAAACTTTAAATGGTGATGATGGTTTATCATTTATGGACGGTGATGGTAGTACAGAAAGAATGAGAGTTGATGCTAATGGAAAACTCGGTATAGGAATTACAGCTCCTTTTACTCCTTTACATGTAAGCACTGAAGGAGCTCCAGATTCAACTGGAAACGTAACTAGCGGATTAGTTGTTTCTCATGGTGCTGGTGGTAATGCTATAAAAATTGGTGTTCATGATAGTGGTGCCTTAAATTACATACAATCAGGATACGTTAACAACATTCAAGTTGCTAGAAACTTTGCTATTTTTTATGGCGCTAATGAAGGAATGCGTCTTGATACTTCAGGCCGGGTTGGTATAGGAACGACTAGTCCAGGTGGAAGTGCAGGTAATGACAAACTTACTGTAGCCGGTAGATTAGGAATCAAAGAAGGAACCTCTGAGCTTCAGATGGGTACTGGTTCTGATTACGCTTGGATGGAAGCATGGGATGGAACTTCTGATCGAGCTCCCAAGAGTCATGTATGCATTAATCCTTGGGGTGGAAATGTTGGTATTGGATTAACAGCTCCAACTGCAAAATTAGATATTAGAGGTTCAGTAAACTCAGAACAAGTAGTAATTACAGGTGCTTCTAACTCGGGTAGAGGTTTATCTATACAAACTGCTGCTAGTGGTGGTCAGCAAGATGCTGGTGTAGTATTTGATGCACAAGATACTGAAAGTGGAGCAAATCCTTATATTTCATTAAAGGCTGCTGGTACTGAAGTAGCTAAATTTAGCTATGGCTCAGCTGATAAATATCCTACTTCTGGCAATGGAGGAATAGGCGGTAATGGTGCTAACTTGCACCTTCAAGGAGATGATTCTGAAATAAGAATGGCCAATCAACTTATTCATTCAGATAATAGTGGTAATACTAAGTTTACAATTAGAAACGCGTATGGACATCATAGTGCATTAGCAGAACTTTCATTAGATGGTGGTTTTGTATCAATTAATTGTGGTAGTTCATATACAGAAATGGTAAAGGCTACAACAGGTGAGGTTATTATTGGCAATGCCAGTAGTACTGGTTATTATTTAAAAGTCCGGACACAACACGGATTTGGAAATCAAGGTCCTCAAAACAGTTCATATTATCACAATAATACTGACAGAGCCTATAACTATTGGGGACAGGCCTGTTATGCATCAGGTGGATTCCACACATATTCAGACGAAACTTTAAAGAAAGAAATAACTACATTAACTGGTGCTTTGGATTCTGTAGCAAAAATGAATGGTGTTACGTTTAAATGGAAGGACCCAGAAAAAAGAGGTGGGAATAGTGCTACTGGTAAACAATTTGGTGTCATTGCACAAAATATGCTAGAAGTAGATTCTGAATTACCTATATTAAATGACGACCCATTAGAAACTCAAGAAAATCTAGATGATTCAAGTAAAGATACATCTTATTATTCAATGGATTACTCAAGATTAACTCCATATTTCATTGAAGCAATAAAAGAATTAAAAGCGAAAAACGAAGCATTAGAAGCACGAATAGCAACATTGGAAGGATAAACTCTTATAAATAGAATATAATAGGAAATAATAATGGCAAAACCAAATTCAAAAACTACGTTTAAAGATTACTGCTTAAGAAGTTTAGGTGCGCCAGTGATTGAGATAAACATTGACGATGACCAATTAGATGATAGAGTAGATGAGGCTTTACAGTTTTATCAACATTATCATGCTGATTCTATCGAAAAATTTTATTTAAAACATAAAGTCACAAACTCAGAATTAACTACAGCAGCTGCTTCAAATGGTACATTTGTAAAAGACGAAATTATTACAGGTGGAACGTCCGGAGCTAAAGCTAAGATTGAATCAGTCACAAGTACTACTAAATTAAGATATAACGCATTAGAAGATTCGAATACTGCTTTTGCAGTTGGCGATGTAATTACAGGTGGAACATCTGGTGCTACAGGAACAATAGCTTCTAGTGGTATATCTATAGGTGATATAGAAAATGGATATATTGCTTTAAACGATTTAATTACAGAAGTTGTAAGAGTTATGCCTATAAGAGATACCGCAGCTTCAACTGATATGTTCGATATTAGATATCAAATACATTTAAATGATATACATTCAGTTGGCTTTATGGGGAATTTAACTGAATATGTAATGAGTAGACAATTTCTATCTTTATTAGATGTTGTTGTAGATTCAGACGATAAACATGTTAACTTTGATAGACATAAGAATAGATTAGATATTTTTATGGATTGGAGTGAAGAAGTAGATAAAGATGATTATTTAGTAGTAGAATGCTACAGAGTTATCGACCCTGATACATATACTGATGTATATAACGATTATTTCTTAAAGAGATATGCAACTGCTTTAATTAAAAGACAATGGGGTCAAAATTTAATTAAGTTCGAAGGAATGGTAATGCCAGGCGGAGTGACATTTAATGGACGTCAATTATTTGATGACGCAAACGAAGAAATAATGAGATTAGAGGAAGAAGCTAGATTGAACTGGGAACAGCCAGTCGACTTCATGACAGGATAAACCATGCCGAGAAACGTATACTTTTCTCAGGCCGTAAAATCTGAACAGAATCTTTACGAAGACCTGATAATAGAATCATTAGGAATATATGGACAGGATGTCTATTACATTCCACGTACAATAGTAAATCGAGATAGTGTTTTAAACGAAGACCCTGCTTCAACATTTGATGATGCTTTCCTTATGGAAATGTATATAGAAAATGCTGAAGGATTTGAGGGTGAAGGGGATTTATATTCTAAGTTTGGATTACAAATAAAAGATACTGCAACATTTATTGTATCAAGAAGAAGATGGGATGATAGAGTTGGTCCATTCTCTAGTCAAGTAGAGAATCCAAAGCCAGCTGAAGGTGATTTAATATTCTTACCTATGACCAATTCATTCTTTGAAATTAATTTTATAGAGGATGAACAACCATTCTATCAATTATCTAATATACCAGTTTATAAATTAGAATGTTCATTATTCGAATACAATGATGAAGACTTTGAGACTGGTGTAGAAACTATAGATACAGCAACAGCAAAAGCCGCATATCAAATACCACTTGACGTCACTATAAGTGGTGGCAATCATTTTACAGTTGGAGAAATAGTAGAACAAATAATTACTCCTGCTTCAGGCAGTACTCCAGCTGTTAGAGTATTTGCTGAAGTACAACAAAGAACTAAATCATCAGATATATTAAGTAAAATTTGGGTGTCTAATATTGGAAGTGATGGCACAACTGAAACTAAGACGTTTACAACAGGTGCTACAATAACTGGTAAAGAGACCGGATATACTGGAACCATTGCAAAAATATATAGCGATGTCACTGATACAACTGGTGTTTCTTGGGCTGCAGATGAAGAAGCTCAAAATGTAGATTTCGAAATAACTGCAGATGGGTTTATAGACTTTTCAGAAGCCAATCCATTTGGTGACCCATCGGAGACTTACTAATGTTTGGCGACCATTTTTATCACGCAACAATGAGAAAATCAGTGGCTGTTTTTGGCACACTATTTAATAATCTCAAAGTTGTAAGAAAAAAAGCAGATGGAAGTACTATTAATCAAATAAGAGTTCCATTAGCTTATGGTCCTAAAGATAAATATTTGGCTAGGCTAGATTCATCAACTGGTGGCGATGCTCAAATGGGTATTAAATTACCAAGAATGGCATTTGAAATGACAGGACTTACTTTAGACCAAACACAAAAGCTTGCAAAAAGAAATATTATTTCTGAAACTCATGGTTCAGATATTACTAAAAAGAAAACTATAAAACATTATACTGCTTATGATATTGGAATGTCATTATATATTCTGGCTAAAAGCCAAGATGATGGTTTGCAAATAGTAGAACAAATATTACCATATTTTCAACCAGAATATAATGTGACTATAAAGCCTGTTGATGGATTCAATTATAAACAAGATGTTTCAGTTATACTAGGTTCAGTTGGAATTGATGACCAATATGAAGGTGATTTTACAGAACGAAGAGTATTAATATATCAACTAGATTTTGTTATGAAGATGAAGTTCTTTGGTCCTACAGGAGATACTGGAATTATACGTGAAGTTAATCTTGATTTCCATGAAAAGGATAACGTAGCTAGAACTTTTGAAGAAATAGATTTCACTATAGGTAATACAGATACAGAAGCAAGTCATACCATAACAACAACAAAGACTGAAGGCGGATAATGGAAAGTTTTAAGTCATACATAACAGAAGCTGTAAAAAGTCCAAATTGGTATAAGTCTTTATATAGAAGACAAAAAGGTATTTTCTTTAGAGGAGAAGACCGAGTCACTAGAAGGTCAGGTGCTGGTATAG